ACAAATTGCGTCCTATCATAAAGAAAAAGGTGCTGAGGCTAAAGGTAAGATGGAAAAAATTAGAAACACCAATACTACTGTACCTGTACCTAAAGAAAAATCTGCAAAAATTTATGCAAAAGATGCTGAAGCTAAGTATCATTCAACTCAAGAGAAAAGAGCGAAAGCTTTAATGAAAAAAGAAGAAGTTGAACAAGTTGAAGAAGGATTTGGAGATTTGGTTAAGGGTGTGAAGCGTGTTATGGCAGGTAAAAAGAATCCAAGTGACGTACGGGACGCACATCTGGCTAAATCTACATTCAGTTCTAATCCAAAAGTTAAAGAAAAAGAAAGTCGTCGTTACGATAAAGTAGATAGCCTTTTAATGAAAAAAGAAGAAGTTGAACTCAATGAAGGTTTTCCAACTGTAGCTGATGCAAAGAAACGCATGGACGCAGGTAAGACATCAACTGGCTCTGTGACAAAAACTAAAACTGGTCTTGTTCACAAGCGTGACTACAAAGATGAAGATGAATCTGATGATATGCAAAAGAAAGCAAAAGGCTATGGTGCCCGTCAGAACTATAAGCGTTCAACACGTGTCAATGAACAACTGTCATTCACAGAAATGCTTGAACTCTACAATGAGCATGGTCTGAAAGTTTTAGCACCAATCGAAACAGAAGAGATGGACATTGACGGTACAACAATTCAAGTTATTGATGGCGACAAAATTAATGGCTACGTTGAAACAACTATTGGAGAAGAGGTCACAAACGATGAATTCACAAAAGAATTCAAAGACCAACAAGCAAGCTTTGAAGGCAAAAAGAAACAGCCTAAAGTTGCAGCTGGTAAAACAACTGGCGTAAAAGAAATGCCAGAAAGTTTTCAGCAAATTGATGAGCGTGAACTGACTGCTGGTGAATCTAAAAAGAAAGAAGAAATTGTTAAGTCAATGAAAAAAGGTCTTTCTGGTTTCAAACAGCGTTATGGCGAACGTGCAAAAGAAGTGATGTATGCAACAGCTACTAAACAAGCCAAAAAGGATTAATCATGTCAGTCGCAGATAAACTACATCAACGACAAATGGCTTTGCGTAAGAAGAGTGGACTGCCTCATCCTGATTATTATAAAGCATTAGGAAAATCTTATGATATTCAGGATGATAAAGAACGGCTTACACATCAATCTGAACTCAAGAAAAAATATGGTGTCAAAGAAGAAGTTGAAATGCTTGATGAGATGCCAGAATCGAGCATGAAAACACGTGATGTTCATGCTCATTTAAAAAAATCAGGTTGGGCTTTAGCACGTTCATCTGGTGGTCATGATGTATATAAACATCCAAAAGCAAAACATTCTATTCCAGTTCCTCGACACAATCAATTGAAAGCACCTTTGATTCGTGGTATCATGAAAGCATCAAGAGTTTCTGAAGAAACTGAGATTGAAGAACAATTAGAAAAGAAGGGGAGATTCGTGTCTGGACCACCTAAAAAAACATTCAAAGCATCTACGATTGTATCACCAATCAGAGAAGCAAAAGATCCACGTGAGTATGATTACGAAGGCGACATGGCAATGTCACAACTTCGATCATTGATGTTCAACGCACAGGACATGATGGACTTGATGGAAGAAAATACAAATCTGCCAGAGTGGGTACAATCAAAGATTACGCTTGCTGAAGATTATATTTCAACAGCAGCAAACTATTTGCGTGGTGAGTTGAATGAAGAAGTGAAAGACGAGTATGCACGTAAGGTTGACAAATACTTGAAAAAGAAATACAACAAAGAAGAAGTTGAAATTGTTGATGAGGGTATAGTTGGTAAAGTAATTTCTAAAGTCATCAACAAACTTCATTCTTCAAATGCAAAAAGACCTTTGCCGCAACCAAGTGATCGTCGTGAATATGAAAAACCTAAAATGGAAGAAGTTGAACTTCAAGAGGTTGCAAAATGGAGAAAAACTTCAGTAGCCAAAATAAATCCAGACCATGATCCGGAAGATTGGGCATCGGGTCGTTCATATGATTATTACCATGACAATCCTCGTTCGACAGGAAATTTGAAAGCAACTTCGGACACTGATACAAAGTATCATAGTTTAAGTGCAAGACCTAAAGCAGAAATTTCAAGTCAGGGTCCAAGAAAAGGCATGATAACGAAACAACATACTCAAAGACTAAAGGATAGAATCAAATCTTCACTGAAAAAAGAAGAAGTTGAACTTCAAGAGGGTCGCCCATCACAACGTCACCCATTAGAGGGGCATGATTATCACAAAAAGTCTAATGCCGAGTTGATTGGTATTGCGAAAGATGCACATGCAGCAGCAGAAGCAATGAAAGGACACAGTCCACAATCCGAGAACAAATATCGTGACCAAGCAAACGATTCTGCAACAGTTCGTTACTTCCGCCAAAAGAGTGGTATGCCTGACTGGTACAAAAAGAAATATGGTCATGTCAAAGAAGAAGCTGAACAACTTGATGAGAAGAATGTTCCAACTTCTCCAGAAAAATGGGCACAAGCCAAAGCACAAGCAAAGTCTAAGTTTGATGTATATCCTTCAGCATATGCTAACGGTTGGGCTGCAAAGAAATACAAAGAAATGGGTGGTGGTTGGAAGTCCGTGAACGAAAATACTGATGAACCAAGTGCAGCAGCAAGAACTCTGTCACGTAAAGCACAAATCGTCAGAGATGCTGCAAAAGGTAAAAAGCAAGAACAAGAAGAGGCATCGGACAAGTTTCAAAAAGACCCCGAATTGTCTAGCGATATGCAGAAAACATAAATAAACAATCAAATAGATTTATAGGAGAAAAATATGTCACTTTGGGGAAATGTAGACGCATCTAACAATGCTCCAAACTTTTCAGGTCTGACTGGCTATGATACATCAACTACTGGTGAAAGTTTGGCTAATTCACAGCCATCGTCAGTTTTTGGCAACACATATATGAGTGCCACACGAACAAATGTAGAGTTTGGTGTATTTGGTATAGATACAACAGAAGAAGGTCTGATTACTGATGGTCAACCAACACATGCTGGTTGGGTAGCACGTACTAAGGGTGCGGGTCCTGTCGTATCAGTTTCAGCAAATACGGACGCAGTTGGTCCAGCAGCATCAGCATGTACATATACACTTGTATTGTCTGGTGGTGGAACAAACAACACCTCAGCACAAGTTTCTGTAACAACTGCCGCTACTGGTAGAGTCACAGCAGTTACAGTTACAAACGCTGGTTTGTATACTGGCACACCAACAGCAAATACGTTTGGTAACACAGCATTCACCTTTACAATGGGCGGTCGTAATGGTCGTACCACATTTGAAACCATTGTTGCAATGGGTTCAATGCAAGGTGATGCATCCGATGACGCTATTGCACCTGACGCCTAATATATCATAGCGGCTGGCTTCGGTCAGCCGCATTTATTATGTCATTTGAGAATCTAACTGAAGACAATATAATGTTATATGCCGCAAAAGCCTATGATAGGCCTAATTGCATCATGAGTGAATTTACTGAAGACATGAAACGATTGAATTATCTTAAACGGCTATTCAGACGTTATCATAAACACGGTGAAATGCGTGAACGATTAATACTAAATCATATTGTAGTTTTATACAATATTTTTGGTCCAGAAGTAACAACAAGAATACTATTTTACAACACCAGTGAAGTTGACTATAGTATACTTAAAACATATCTGTTATTTTTAAATCTTATGCCCGAAAAAGTTCGTGGCATTAATGGTGCAGACATCATATCATCAGAAATACCAGTTGATATGAAAGTTGCAGAGGTTCTAAGAAATTTAAAATGAGCAACGAATTTAAAAAAGAATGTGGTGCGGGCTATTATTGGTGTAGCACTGATAAAGCCTGTAAGCCACTTAAAGAGGATGCTGGAGCAATGGGCGCACCCGCGAATGCTGTGGGTGGTGGTGCTATTGCTGGTCTTGGCGTTGGACCACAAGGTGAACCAGGTGTAAAGAAACGCAAAACTGCAACATTCATTTCATTTATAAAGAGAAAATCAAATGTGGCTTCTTAGCATTTTGCCGTCCGGTTTTCTTTTATTCATTATCAATACAGTTTTAATTTGCGGTGCCGTAGGCGCTGTAATAGGGTTTTTAGGTAGTAGACTGCCATTAGTTGGCAACTATGCAAACGTAATCAAATATGTTTCCATAGTATTACTCTGTATCGGTATTTACTGGAAAGGAGGCTATAGCGTCGAGCAAGAGTGGCGTCAGAGGGTGGCTGAATTAGAGGAGAAAGTGAAAGATGCAGAAACGAAATCACAGCAGACAAATGTTGTTATCGAAACGAAAATCCGAGAGAGAACTAAGAGAATCGTTGAGACAAGAGAGAGAATTGTCGAAAAGATTAAGGAAGTGGAAAAAACAATCGATGCAAAATGCGAACTTGATCCCAACGTTGTAAATATTTTGAACGAAGCAGCCAAGAAACCATGAAAAAATTACTTATAGTTTTATTGCTGACTGGCTGTAGCACTACTGTTCCAGTGGCACGTAAGTTTCCTGAAATACCAGATTCATTCAAGAATTCTTGCGCGCCATTGGCACAGGTTAAAGAAGGTACAACCAAACTGAGTGAAGTGATTACGGTTGTAGCCGATAACTATACAGAGTATCATTTGTGTAGTGATAAAGTTGATATGTGGATAGAATGGTATAGATTACAAAAGGAAATTTTTGATTCTGTAAAATAAAACCTGAGGATACACATGGAACTTAAAAAAGAACAACTAAAACAATTACTACCAAAAAATCCATATATTGATCAGTGGCACAAGGCGTTAAGCCAATTACTTCCAGATTATGAAATCAATACACCGCAGCGTATTGCATCGTTCGTTGCACAGTGCGCCCATGAGTCGGGTGGATTTGTTTTTCTCACTGAAAACTTAAACTACAAAGCAGAAAGCCTAACGAAGATTTTTGGAAAATATTTTCCAGATATGGCAACTGCAAAAGCATACGAAAAGAAACCAGAGAAGATTGCAAATCGCATCTATGCCAATCGTATGGGCAATGGCGACGAAGCCTCTGGTGACGGCTACAAATACCGCGGCCGTGGACTTATTCAATTGACCGGCAAAACAAATTATACTTGGTTTGCGGCATCACTAGAAATTTCACCAGAAGAAGCAGCAGAATATACACAAACATTCGAAGGCGCTGCACAATCTGCATGTTGGTTTTGGGAGACAAACAAAATCAATCAGTGGGCAGATAAAGGTGATATTCTCACAATGACCAAAAGAATTAATGGTGGCACCATAGGACTTGAAGATCGCAAGAAACATTATGAACATGCACTTCACGTTCTAGGAGTTCACTAATGAAATATCTAGCATTTCTATTATTACCATTGCTGGTTGCTTGTGAGGAGAATTATCGTTATCCTTGCCAAGATCCAGAAAACTGGGATACAAAACAATGTAAGAAACCATACTGTAGCGCAAACGGAACTTGCCCTGAAGACTTGACACACTACGAAAAAAATAAAAATGGTCAACCTTCACCATCAACACAATTTCAACAAGTTCCAAGTAAAGGAGAATGCAAATGATTAAGGATTTATGGTCAGGAGAAAGATATACAACTGAAGAACTGAATGCACGTTTAAAATTCTTTATTGGTATCGTTTTAGGTTTAACACTTTTTGGTATTGTATTTGTTGTATTGTATAGCCTCATTTTTGTCACTCAGCCAATGAATGGTATGAGTCCTGTTGACAACAAGTTTTTTGAATTGATTATTCCAATTGCCACATTCTTGACTGGCACACTGTCAGGTATTATGTTAGCAGGAGATGATAAAGATTTAAGAGCAAAGGCACTTGATGCTGCGAACAAGCCATACGTGCCACCACCAGCATCTCCGTTGCCACCAAGTGGTGGTTTTAGTGCAACATTTTCATCTACTGTCGCAGAAGTACCAGTTGCAGCAGCCGCAGCATTTGCACCAGCAGTAGCAGCAGGTTTTGGTGGTAAAGAAGCACCAACACAACCACCACATCCAGAACTATGATTAACTTTATAGTCAAAGCACTTTCTGGTGAAGGTGAGCAAAATCCAAGTAGCAAGAGATTGATAACTTTTTTGGCATTCATTCTTCTTGCTACGGGATTTATTGCCGAATTGTTTTTTGAAAAGAAGTTGAACCCACAAACATTTGATGCTATAATGTATATTGTGTTGGGTGGACTAGGATTCACGGCATCCGAAAAATTCATACCAAAGGAAAAGAAATGAAAAAAGAAATTGCGTTAGCGTCAATGATTTTGTTCCTGCTTTTTGCACCACTCACAAATGCAGCATTTGCCGCTGAAGAAAAGAAAGTGTGTGTCAAAGAGTATGACAACAAAACCAAAAAAGAAAAAGAAGTTTGCAAGACAATTAAGGTGCATAAGAAACTAGAAGGCACTAAAATTCCTGACAAGAAATAATGATAGACGGAGAAGTAGCACTTAAAGTGGAAGTTGGCGTTCTCAAAGAGAAAGTCGGCACTATTGCCGACCTCTGTGAGAAGATGGATCGTGTTATTGAAAAACTTGCGGACAACAATACAAACAGTGTCAATCAGATTTACAAAGACATGGACAAACGAAAAGAAGATACCGTAAGTGATATCAAAGAACTTCATTCAAGGATTACCACGACAGACAGAAACCTTTCAGACAAGATTGAATTGACTGAACGTAGAATTATGGATGAAATAAAATCATTGCGTGATCACATTACCGAGCATAATCAAAAAGAAGATGATGATCTCAAATCTTTAATGCAATGGAAATGGATGGTTGCCGGTGGTGTAGTTGTAGTAGCATGGATTATTTCTAACGTTAAATTTGAATACCTGGCAAAGTTTTTTAATTGATTGATTTTTGTGAGTAGTAGTGTTATAATGAATGCATGGCTCTATACATTGATTCAAAATATGTGAGAATGGTGTCTTCACGCTTGCGTAACTTCAAGCAGAAGAATACCAATCTCTGGAACTTCTCATGCCCATACTGTGGAGATTCCCAAACAAACAAACTCAAAGCCCGTGGCTACATGTATGCCAAGGGTAATGATTTATTTTACCGTTGTCATAACTGTGGAGTAGGAACAAATGCAGCCAATTTCATCAAGCATGTTGACCCATCATTACATGGAGAATACATACTCGAAAAATACCGAACAGGTGCAACCAACACGCATCATAGAAAGAGTGAGGTTCCACCAAGAATCATCACCAACCCACCCAAATTTGGTCACATCCAAAAGCGCAGCATATTTGAACATGGGGAATGGCTCAGTAACTTACCAAGTGGACATTTTTGTTTAAACTATGCAGAGAATCGTTTAATACCTGAAGAACATTATGATAAGTTATTGTTCACCTCAAACTATAAAGCATTCTGTGATGCGTTAATTCCCAATCACGATAAAAAATTAATTGAAGATGCACGATTGGTCATTCCATTCTTTAATTATCAGAATGAATTAGTTGCAGTGTCGGGTCGTGCATTGGAGACAAGCGACCGCACACTACGCTATGTTACGTTGAGAACAAATGATTCAGAAAACAAATTGGTGTATGGTATGGATCGTTTGAATTTAGAAGAACGTGTATATCTTGTTGAAGGTCCCCTTGATAGTTTGTTTTTAAAAAATTGTGTGGCATCCGGTGATGCAAACCTTGCATTAACAGTGAAAAATATTCAAGCAAAAAAAATTACCTTGATATTTGACAATGAACCACGTAATAAAGAAGTTTGTAAGTTAATCGAAAATGCAATCAAATCGAATCATGATGTCGTTATTTGGCCTGATAACATAGATGGTAAAGACATCAATGAAATGATATTGAATGGATTTTCGTCTGGCGAAATTCAAAGTATTATAGATAGTAATACATTTTTTGGTTTGGAAGCAATAGCGAAATTTACATTTTGGAAGAAATTATGAACGTGAAATTGGTTGGTGTGACTGCACCTTTTGCAGGTCACAACTCTGCGGAAGATTTGATTGTATACATGGCACGTGTATCAAACCCAAATAATCAGAGTATGACGAAGGGTGACGAGAAGTTAATTCGTTATCTCATAAAAAATCAACATTGGTCACCATTTGAAATGGTCAACGTTGTTATGGAAATAAACACAACAAGAGACATCGCAAGACAAATCTTGCGGCATCGTAGTTTTTCTTTTCAAGAATTCAGTCAGCGTTATGCTGATCCAACAAAAGAGTTGAGTTTTGAATTGAGAGAAGCAAGACTGCAAGATACAAAGAATCGTCAGAATAGCATTGAAGTTGATGATAATGAACTCAAGTCTGAGTGGATGATTAAACAGATGAATGTCATCACTCAGGCTAGAAATGCATATACATGGGCGATTGAGAATGGCATTGCAAAAGAACAGGCGCGTTCAATATTACCAGAGGGTAATACACAGTCAAGGCTGTATATGAATGGCACTTTGCGTAGTTGGATTCACTACTGTCAATTACGTATGGCAAATGGCACACAAAAAGAACACATGGAAGTAGCAACAGAATGTTGGGAAATTATTAGAGATAAATTTCCAAATGTAGTAGCAGCACTAGAACAATAACAACGGAGAGAAAATGGTAGATGTCAGCAGCATTCAAATAGACCTAGAGAGAGATAAATTATTCGATGAACTCGGAATCAAAAGACTCAAAGAATCATACATGCGTGAGGATGAAACAAGTCCTCAAGAAAGATTTGCATTTGTATCCGCTGCCTTTGCAACTGATAATGCTCATGCTCAAAGGCTTTACGATTATAGTAGCAAGCATTGGTTATCTTATTCTACTCCTATTTTATCTTTTGGTCGTTCTAAGCGTGGCCTTCCTATTAGTTGCTTTCTTCCCTATTTGGATGATTCAGCAGAAGGTTTGGTCAATACTCTTTCGGAAGTAAATTGGTTATCAATGTTAGGAGGCGGAGTTGGAATTGGATTGGGTATTCGTTCTGCTGATGATAAGTCCGTCGGCATTATGCCTCATTTACGTACTTACGATGCATCTTCATTGGCATATAGACAGGGTCGTACACGCCGTGGGTCTTATGCTGCTTATCTGGATATATCTCATCCTGATATTATTTCTTTTTTAGAAATGCGTAAGCCCACGGGTGATCCTAATTTACGCACATTGAATTTACATCATGGAATTAACATCACAGATGACTTCATGCAATTAATTCAAACATGTATGGCAGACCATGATGCTGATGATACATGGGAACTTAAAGATCCACATAGTGGTGAAGTAAGAGATAAAGTTTCTGCACGTGAATTGTGGCAACGTATTCTCGAAACACGTATGCTAACTGGTGAGCCATACATTCACTTTATTGATACAAGTAATCGTTTGATGCCGGAATTTCAAAAGAAAAAAGGTCTGAGCATCAAGCAATCAAATCTATGCAGTGAGATTATTTTACCTACAGATAAACAGCGCACAGCAGTTTGCTGCCTTTCTTCTGTAAACTTGGAGTATTATGATGATTGGAAGAGTAATGAACTTTTTCTGCGGGACGTGGCGGAAATGCTTGATAATGTACTTCAGTATTTTATTGACAATGCTCCTGATGCTATTCACAGAGCCAGGTTCTCTGCTGAACAAGAGCGCAGTATTGGTGTGGGGGCTCTTGGTTATCATGCTCTTCTTCAGAAAAAAAATATTGCGTTCGAATCTGCCGTAGCAAAGTCATTCAACAATCAAGTATTCAAACATATTCGTGAAAGATTAGATGATGCAAATTTTGAACTCGGTAAAATTCGTGGTGAGGCTCCTGACGCTGTTGGTACTGGCCAACGCTTTTCTCATCTCATGGCTATTGCACCCAATGCTTCTTCTTCTATTATTATGGGTAATACTTCTCCTAGCGTGGAGCCGTACCGTGCAAACGCCTACAGACAAGACACCCTCTCAGGAGCATACCTGAACAAGAATAAATTTTTAGATAAAATTATTCAGGAGAAATGTAATGCAGACAGCAAATTGGATTATCAAGAAATCTGGTCAAGTATCATTGCAAACGACGGTTCCGTCCAACATTTGGACTTCTTGGATGATTATACCAAAGATGTCTACAAAACTGGTATGGAGATTGACCAACGATGGGTTGTGGACCACGCCGCTGACAGACAACATTACATTGACCAAGCGCAATCCATTAACCTTTTCTTCAGACCTGACGTAAATGTTAAATACCTTCATGCAGTTCACTTTCAAGCATGGAAACAAGGTTTGAAAACGTTGTATTACTGCCGTTCAGAAAAACTAGCAAAGGCTGACAAAGTATCCAAGAAAATTGAACGTGAGATTATACAAGAGATTGACTTGAAACAATTGGCTACTGAGGAGGTCTGTTTAGCGTGTGAGGGATAAATGACATTCGAAATAAACACAAAGAAACCAAAGCCACATCCAAAGCGACCAACATACAAAGAAAAAACTCCTGTTCCGTCAAAAGAGCAGGAGAAAAAAGACAATAATAAAAACAAAGAAAAGTGAAAACAATTGCGTTATTTTTACACCAACCTAAATGTTCGGTTCAATCTGGTAATGGAATCATAAAAGCATTACACCCATACTACAAATTTAAAATATTTACTAAGCATGAACTTGAAGACAATTTTTTTGATGATGTTGATATGGTTTGTTTTCCTGGTGGCATTGGCGATTCCGATAGTTGGAATTATTTACTTAAATCTCATGTTGACGGCATCCGTAAGTTCATTGCTGGTGGTGGGCGCTACTTGGGTATATGCATGGGAGCATATTGGGCGGGAACTGACTACTTTGACATTCTTAATGATGTTGGAATAAGTCAATACATAACTCGACCTAACACAGATACAAGAAGACCACATGCAAAACAAATGAAAGTTACGTGGGATGATAAACCCGAAGAACTTTACTTTTATGATGGCTGTGCAATCTTTGGTGATGAATCAAAGTATGATGTGATTGCAAGATATCCTAACGGTGATGCAATGTCTATTATACAGAATAGAATTGGTTTAATTGGATGTCATCCCGAAGCTGAACAACATTGGTATCAAGAATATTCGTGGATGAGAAAAAGATGGAATGACAGTAAAAATTATTTGCTGCTAGACTTTGTAGACAGATTGATGGAAAGGTAAAGAGGAAAAAGATGGCGCATCTTGTAGCTAACATACCACCAGTTCATTGTTATATACGCAAAGAGTTTTTATATGACTTCGAAAAAGGACATGGAGAATATGAACCTTGTATATGGGTATCAATGAAAAGCATTCGTGGTCAAGCATTTAGAATAGAGGCATACTTACCGAACTATGGCGCAATTTATGACAAACTACCTCTCCATGCGTATGTATCACGCACAGAGAATATTGACCCTAAGAAGTTTTTACCTCTAGACACATTACAAATCTGGGATTGTTTCAGTTATGATTTTACAGTGATACAAAAAGCATTTCTACGCAATTTGACTTGCAAGTTTTATGCAAAAGATAAAAACTTCTATGAAGGTGAATACCTGTTTACTGTAGATCATTCTGCACCCGACTTAAATATTATAGATACAAGTTATGCTGAGTGGCCAGAAGATCATAAGAGTTTCAATTTCATGCAACTAGATAATGGACAGTTTGCAGCACAACCAAACAATCGTTGTTTATTTTTAGACGCAGCAAGTAATCCAAAAGAAATGAAGTTTCCAGATTTTAAAGTATGCACCAAGAAGTATGTTGTAGAACAAAAACCAAAGTGGGCATTAGGTGATACTAATACCGTAATGTATGAATAGGAGATAATATGGCAAAGCAAACAGGCACAAGCAAACATAAAAAAGTTCATAAATTAACTAAACAGGGCGGTCATAAAAAAACTTCAAGCATGAACAAAACCGAAAAACGTTCACATAAGAAGTATAGAGGTCAAGGTAAATGAAGAAGATAGTTCGCTTCACAGCATCGTGGTGTGGACCATGTAAGATGCTTGCAAAAACTTTAGATGAAATTGATTTAAAATTACCAGTTGAAGTCGTTGATATCGACATTCATCCTGAAATTGCAGCAGAGTTTGGCATTCGTAGTGTACCAACAATGGTCATCATTGAAGATAATATTCCATCAAAAAGAATAGTAGGAAATAAAACAAAACAAGAAATAGAGGCATTCATCAATGATTAAAAAGCACGACACAAAACTAACGGATGAAAGAACATCATTCAAACCATTTGCATATCCATGGGCATATGAATCATGGCTCAAGCATGAACAATCACACTGGCTACACACTGAAGTACCAATGCTTGAAGATGTTAAGGATTGGAAAAATAAACTTACGCAAGACGAAAAGAATTTTCTCACACATATTTTTAGATTTTTTACACAGGGTGACATTGATGTTGCAGGTGGTTATGTTAATAACTATTTGCCATATTTTCCACAACCAGAAGTAAGAATGATGTTGTTAGGCTTTGCAGCACGTGAAGCACTACACATTGCAGCATATTCACATTTGATTGAAACACTTGGTATGCCTGACACCACATATACGGAGTTTATGGAATATGACGAAATGCGTTCAAAACATGATTACGTTCTTGGTATTAGCACACAGAATGGCGATAGGGCTTCTACTGCTGCTCATATTGCAGTATTCTCTGCTTTCACCGAAGGGATGCAATTATTCAGTTCCTTTATCATGCTACTTAACTTTCCACGCACAGGTAAAATGAGAGGCATGGGTCAAATCATTACATGGTCAATCGTAGATGAAACACAACACGCAGAGTCTATGATTAAATTATTCCGCACATACATTGAAGAGAACAAAGAAATTTGGAATGATGAACTGAAGAGCAAGATTTATACCATTGCAGAAAAGATGGTTGAACTTGAAGATAAGTTTATTGATTTGGCGTTTAACATGGGTGAGATGACAGGATTAACGGCGGCAGATGTGAAGCAATACATTCGTTACATTGCTGATCGTAGACTGATTTCACTTGGACTCAAGGGTGTATTCAAAGTCAAAAAGAATCCGCTACCATGGGTTGAAGAAATGATCAATGCACCAACGCACACAAACTTTTTTGAAAATCGTGCAACAGATTATTCAAAGGGTGCATTGACAGGTAATTGGGAAACTGTATGGGGTAAAGCCGCATAATACTAAATATAATGTCTGATTATCTTTTGTGGTCGGACTATTAAAAAAAATTTCAAATTGTGACGGTTCCGTTACAGTAGAATAGTTTTAGTAGTCTAACTAATAGGAGATAATATGAAGAAGTTTTTAGTATCGTTAATGTTGTTTACAGGAGTCGCATCAGCAGCAGAATTTACTGGAGCCGGTGCGACTTTTCCATTTCCAATCTATGCCAAGTGGGCAGAGGCATATAAAGCACAAACTGGCATTGGTCTAAACTATCAATCAATCGGTTCTGGTGGCGGTATTCGTCAAATCAAAGCAAAGACAGTTGACTTTGGTGCAAGTGATATGCCACTCAAGAAAGAAGAATTAGACAAAGAAGGTCTTGTTCAGTTCCCAGCAATTATCGGTGGTGTTGTGCCAGTTTATAATCTTGATGGTATTGATGCTGGTAAGCTAAAGTTGACACCTGATGTAATTGCAAACATTCATTTAGGTAAAATCACCAAATGGAACGACAAAGCAATTGCTGAATTAAATCCTGGTGTAAATCTGCCTGCAATGAACATCACAGTCGTACATCGTGCAGATGGTTCGGGTACCACATTCATTTGGACAAACTTCTTAGGTAAAGCCAATGCAGATTTTCAAAAGACTGTAGGTGAAGGCACAGCAGTTAAATGGCCAGTAGGTGTAGGTGGTAAAGGTAATGAAGGTGTAGCAGCGCAAGTGCAAAGACTGAAGGGTGCATTTGGTTATGTTGAGTATGCATATGCAAAACGTAATAAAATTCCTTATGCAGCATTAAAGAATCGTGACGGTAACTTCATATTACCTGATGATAGCACATTCAAAGCCGCAGCAGCAAATGCTGATTGGGTAAATGCACCAGGCATGTATTTGTTACTGACATGGCAAACAGGTAAAGATGCATGGCCAGCAACAGGTGCAAGTTTTATTCTCATGCATAAGCAACAAGCAGATACATTGACAGGTCGTGCAGTCCTGAAATTCTTTGATTGGTCATACAAGAACGGTGGTCAAATGGCAACTGAACTAGAATATGTTCACATGCCACAAGATGTAATTAAATTAATTCAGGAAAATTGGAAGAAAGACTTCCGTGGTCCAGACAACAACCCAATTTGGAAATAAGGATATATCATGAAACTATTTAAAAAACTTTCTATTGTAGTTGCACTAGCCGCAGTAATTCCAGCATATGCTGATGAGTATAAGGACACATTGAATATTCTCAGAGAGAAAAATATTATTACTCAACAAGAGTATAATACTAAACTTAAAGCATATGAAGAGAAAGAAGAAAACAAAAAATTTGCAGAGCAAAGAATTGATAAAGATGTTAGTGATTCAGTCAAATACAGACAAGTAAGAGCAAATGACGGTTCAGTTATGGAAAACGGAATCGGATTAAAATCAAAAGATGGTAACAATACCATTCAGCTTACAGGTCGAGTAAACA